GAACCGCATTAAAAAATACATAAATATACCAAATACTATTTATAAATATAATAAAAACGATAATAATAAGATGGCAAAAGACAATATAAAATTAGACATAAAAGTCGATGGGGTACAAGATGTCAATAAGGCAACTGAGTCAGTAAAGGATTTAAAGGATTCGGTGAGTGATGTTAGTGATTCTGTTGGAGGACTTGGTAGTGAACTAGGTGGATTATCAGATGCCGCAGGTAAATTACAGTCTTTAAAAACGCTATTTGTAACGATAAAAGGTGCCATTGATAGTGCTGGTGCTGCTATAAAAGGTGCTATGACTAGTGGTATCGCTAGTGCATTAGCTTTCGGAGTAAGTATTAAAGGAGCAGGAAAACGAATAACCGATTCATTCAAAGACGGTTTAACATCAATACGAAAAGTAGAATTTACCCTTACAGGATTAGGTCGAACAGGTAAGAGAGCGTTAACATCAGTTGGGAGTGCTGGTAAGAAAGCATTTAGAGGTATTGGTAAAGCAGTTTTGGCAACAGGTATCGGAGCAATAATTGTAGGATTTGTAGCGTTAATTGGATATTTAAAGAATACTGAGAAAGGAGCAAGAGCATTAGCAATAGCAACAGGTGCTATAAAGATAATTATTGATAAATTAATGGGAGTTGCGATGGCAGCAGGTACTGTTATGGTTGATATGTTCAATAATCCTAAAGTTTATATGGATGAATTCTTGCATTTTATTAAGGTTTCTTTAATGAACTCGTTACAAGGAGTGATTGAGTTCTTTCCTAAAATGGGTAAAGCACTTAAACTTGCATTTAAAGGTGATTTTAGTGGAGCAGCAGAAGTAGCAGGTAACGCAGTATTAAAGATTACAACCGGTCAAGAAGATTTAATTGGTAAGACAAAAGAATTAGGAGTAAAGGCTAAAGAAGTGTTTGGTGAGATTGTTGAAGAGGTTAAAGAAGCAGTTGTAGCTTCAGCAAAACTTGTAGATGGTCAGGAAGCTTTAAGAAAAGCAATTAACGCTGTAAAAGTAGAAAATGCACAATTAAATAGAGAGTTAGAAACTCAAAAACAGATTGGTGAAGATACTACTAAGGGATATGTAGAACGTAGAGCAGCTTTATTAAAGGCAGGTGAAGCACAAGTGGCAATCGCTAATAACTCTCGTGAAGAAGCCAGATTAAATCTATCTTTATTACAATTACAACGTAGCTTTACATCAAATATAGAAGAACGCAAGGCACTTGAAGACCAAATAGCAGAAGCACGAGCAGCACAAATAGAAGCACAGACAGCCTATGAAATAGAATTACAAGATGTTAAGAAAGTCACAAGAGAAATAGACTTAGAAGAACTGGAACGTGTAAAAGCTATCAGTGATTTAATGCGAGAAGCTAATACTGATATTACTTTATCTGAATTTGATGCTGCAATAAAACAAAACAAGATAGATGAGGAGTCAGCGATATTTGAGTTAAATTTACTTAAAGCTACTGAAGGAGAAAAACAAAAAGTTAGAGATGGTTTTGCTAAACAACGAGAAGATTTAACTACTAGTGAAAATGATGCCATAGAAGTTGCTACAAAAAAAGCTAAAAAAGATTTAGAGGAGAAAGAACAAGCTAGATTAGATTTAGAAGAATCTTTTAAACCTAAATTTGTAGATGTTACTAAATCTGAATATGATTTAAAACGTGATGAGATTGATAAATTTTATGCTGATAAAGCTGCTGCGATGAAAAAGTCACTTGATGATGGTTTAATATCACAAGGAGCTTATGATGCATTAGTAATAGAAAACACAAGAGCACATAATGAGGAAGTTGCAGTAGTTGATGCAGAAGCATTAAAAGCAAAAAATGAAGCAAAAATAGCAGCAGGTTTTGAAGCCGCCGATAGGGTTTTAGAAGGTATGCAAACAGCAGTAGATATAGTAGATGCAATTACAGCCCATCAGGAAGCAGATGTAGAAAGAAGTGCAAAAGCTAAGTCAGATGCAATTAATGAGGGCTATAAGGCTGAAACAAAGGCTTTAGATGATAAATTAAGTAGTGGTGAATTATCACAAAAAGAATATGATAACGCAATAGAAGCAGCAGCATTAGTTTTTGATATAGCCACAGTTAAAGCTGAGAATAAGAAGATTGTAGCTTTAAATGAGGTACGTAAGAAATCTTTTATAGCTAATAAAGCTATGAATATAGCGAGTGCAACAGTTGATGTAGTAAAAGGTGCTATTGGTGCATTTACTAGTTTATCAGCAATTCCTGTTGTTGGTGTCCCATTAGGTATTGCAGCAGCAGCAGCTGCAAGTGCAGCAGGTATTATTAATATTGCAAGTATGGCGAAGACTAAGTTTGAACCAACCGCTTTAGGTGAATTACCTTCAGCAATTGCTACACCACCTGCAGGAGGAGCCAATATACCATCAGCAGGAGCAGCACCTGTACCATCAAACATTAGTTTATTTGGTCAAGCAAATGACAGTAGTTCAAGTTTACAATCACAAGGTGCAGGAACTAACCAACAATCAATTCGAGCGTATGTAGTTGAACAAGATATTACAGAAACACAAAATACATTAAGTCAATACAGACGTAGAAGTGAAATAGGTTAGAAATATCAAAAGATATATTATATAAAATGATAAATAAATAAAACGATAAGCAATGGACAAATTAATAGAATGGACCTTAGATGATATAACTGGAGAAGTACAACGAATCAGTTTAGTTACTGAACCAGCAATGGAAAGTGACTTTATGTTATTTAAAGAAGCTGAATTAAAATTTAAAGTGACAAACGAAGATAAACGTATTGTAACAGGTGTTGCTATGCGACCTAATATAAAGATTGCCAGACTAGACGAGAATGAAGAATTGTATTATGGGTATTTTAGTGAGGAAACAGTTGTCAAAGCCTGTGAATTATACTTTAAGAAAGGACAAAACACGAACGATACTAATTTGGAACACAAATACGAAGTTTCAGATGTATTCGTATTTGAGTCCTGGATTGTATATGACCCAGAAATTGACAAAACTATGACACTTGGATTGAGTGACATACGTGCAGGTGATTGGGTAGTTAGTATGAAAGTAGATAATGATGCAGTTTGGGAAGACTTTTTAAAGAGTGGTATTCTTAAAGGGTTTTCAGTTGAAATTAAAGCGACTGCAACACCAGTAGATGAAACACAACAAGTATTTAATCATTTACTTGAATTGTTTAATAGTGAAATGTCCGACGAGGAAATATACGAAGCGATTAAGATTAAGATTGCGGAAGTAGTTAAAGACTAAAAACCAAACAAAAACTTTATATATATATATAAAGTTGTAATAACTTAAATAAATATGGAAAAACACGAAATTTTAAAAAAGATTAAAGACCTTTTACATTTTCGAGCGAAAGAAGATACTGAAGAAACCCAAGAGATTAAATATCTTGACATTCCCTTAGATGATGCTACAATCCGAGTTGAAGGAGATGTACTTGAAGTAGGGTTAGCAGTTTCTACTGTTAGTGATGATGGTGAAACGGTAACTTTAATCGAAGATGATTCGTTAGATGGTGATTATATTTTTGATAGTAATACGTTTACAATTGCAAATGGGGTGATAACAGTAGTTGAACCAATTGATGTTGAAGCAGAAGACTTAGAAGACGACAAACCAGCCGACACAGAGGAATTTGAAGCAGAAACTGAAGTTGAAGTAGAAGCGGAAGAAGAACCTAAAGAACCAGAGTATAATTATGTTACACAAGTTGAAACATTAATTAATCGAGTTTCTGTTTATGGGGAGCAAATTGCAGAAATGCGAACTATTCAAGAACACTTCGTATCAATTTTAGAAAAATACGTTGGAGAAACACCAGCCGATACAAAACCTATTACACAAAAATTTAAAACACATATTACAGCAGAAAACAAATTATCAACTTTGGAATCTATTCGTAATATAAGAAAAAACAAATAAGACTATGGCATTAAATTTATCAGGGTTGAGCGAATATACTGACCAACACAGTGGTGAGTTAATTAAAGAAGCAGTACTTACAGGTAGAACTGTTGAAACAGTACGAGTAAAGGGAGAGATTAAACATTCAGCGACAATTAATCGTTTGAGTTCAAGTTTAACAGCACAAGCCGGAGCGTGTGGATTTAATTCAGCAGGTTCAACAAGTTTGACACAGCGTACAATTACAGTTGATGACATCAAAATCAACGAATCTTTTTGTTTGAATGACTTAGAAGATTTCTACACTTCCACTATGATGAATCCCGGTTCATATAATGAGGAGTTACCATTTGAACAAATCTTCGCAGAAAACAAAAGAGATTTACTAAAGGCACTTATCGAAGATTTAATTTGGAAAGGCGATAAAGATAGTGGTTCTGGTAATCTCGAATTAGCAAATGGTTTAGTAAAATTACTTGATGCAGAAGTTACTTCTCCATATAGTGGTACTTATACAATTGCTACATTTAGTGCAAATATTATTGATACAGTAGATGAAATGATTGGTAAGTTGAATGAGGACGTTATTGATTCAGAGGACTTAGTTTTGTTTATGTCTTATGCTAACTATCGTACTTATGCAAAAGCGTTGAGAGATGCTAACCTGTTTCACTATACAGGAGCAGAAAATCAAGGTGACAACTTCTCACAAATGCACCCAGGTACAAATGTGAAAGTAATGGCAGTTAGAGGTTTACGAGGAATCAATCGTTTAGTTTTATCGCCAGCTTCAAATATCGTAGTTGGAACTGACTTAGTTGATGATGCAGAAGATTTCAAATTATTTTATTCTCAGGATAATGACGAAGTAAGATTTATTTCTAAATTCAAGATTGGTGTTCAGGTTGAATTTATTACTTACGTAGTTATGTACACAGGAGCGTAATCAAAAAATTAAGAATAAAAAGCCTTTTATGACTTAGGTTATAAAGGGCTTCTTATAAAAATATAAAATATATGGCGTGTTTAATAGAAAGCGGATATGCTTTAGGATGTAGAGATAGTATAGGTGGTGTCAAAAAAGTATTAATTGGTAATTATGACCCAGCAGCCGAATATACTCTCGATACAGCCGAAGATATTACAGCAACAACAAGTACAGTAGATTATCAGACATTTGAACAAGAGATGGAGTCAGCTTCGTTTGCACAACCTATGACAGTTTCTACTGAAAATGGAACAGTATTCTTTACACAAGATGTAGGAATGATTTTCCATAAAAATGATGCAGCATTACGAAATACTTTGATTGTCTTAGCACAAGCAAATATGTCTGTAATCATACAAGACCAACGTGAAGAGTATTGGTTGTTAGGTAAGAATAACGGTGTACGTACTGTTTCAGGTAGTATGAATACTGGTAAAGCATTCGGAGATATGAATGGTGTAGTTATTGCCTTACAAGCTAAAGAACCTGTACCAGCATATCGAATTGATGATATTAGTATTTTTACAGTTTCGTAACCATACCACACAATAAAGATTTACAAGGACCTCTAAATATATTGATTTATGTTTAGGGGTTTTTTTAATATATCGAATATATGATTTTAATTAAAAAAAACGAGATAAAGTCTATTGCTTTTTATCTAACACCTACTAAAACAGCACCAGAGTATTGTATATCTATTGAAAATAAGACCAGTAAAGTATTTACTTTTTTTAATTTGATAAATATATCAAATACAGACGTATTTCAAGAGTTCGATTTCCAGACTATATCAAATGATTTAGAGTATGGAAGTTATAATTATAAGATGTATGAAAATGATTCAATTGGTAATCCTACAACTACATCAAATATATTAGAAGTTGGTTTGCTTAACATTCTTGGAATTGGTAACTGTATTGAACCAGACATCACGTATGCCGATACATCAAATGATGTTATTTATTACGATTGCGATAATACATAAAAGGCAAAATAATATATAATAATATGAATTTAGAAATATTAAACTTTAATAAACAAGCGGAAAGACCCAAATTTACAACTTCGTCAAATGGTAAATGGATTGACTATGGTAAGGACAATATGTACCCAATATATTTACTTGACGTGTTTCATAATAGAAGTAATAAACATAAAGCAATTATATCACGAAAAGTCGATATGACTTCCGGAAATGGATTTGTAGATGCCGTCACACAGCCATTAAAAGATTTCTATATTAATAAATGGAATGATAAAACAATTGATGAAATTGCAATACGTTTGAATTTCGATTTAGAGATTATGAATGGATTTGCTTTATTTGTAAAATGGAGTATTGATGGTAATAAAATTGTCGAAGTAGAATGGTTACCTTTTCATAAAGCAAGATTAAGCGTATGTGAGGACTACATCTTAGTATCAAAAGACTGGGCAAATACACGTAGAGGTGAAAACAAGCCAGTGTCTTATAAAAGATTCAATGGTAAAGTAGCAAAAGATACAAGAGAATTTACAACTCAAGTATTTTATCACGTTGAAGAAAGTAATGGTGTCGATTATTACCCCTTACCATATTACAGTTCAACTCTTAATTGGATTGAATTAGATGGTGAGATTTCTAATTTTCATTTGTCTGGTGTTCAAAATGGTTTTACTCCATCATTTATGCTTAATATAGCAACTGGTGTACCAACAGCAAAAGCAATGGACGAAGCACACAGAAAACTAACTAGAAAATTTGCAGGTTCATCAAATGCAAGTAAAGTACTTATCACATTTACTGAGGGTAAAGACCAAGCACCAGAACTAACACCAATCAATTTAAACGACTCTGACGAACGATTTATATTGATACATAAAGAAATGCAAACTGAAATATTTATTGGACACTCGGTCACGTCACCTATGCTATTTGGCATTCGAGAAGCTGGTAGTCTTGGTGGTAAGTCTGAAATGTTAGAAGCATTAGCAATATTTCAATCTACTTATATATCGGGTAAACAAAGCATATTATTAAGACAATTACAAAAGATTGCTAAGTTTGCTGGTGTGACTGAAGAACTCGATTTAAAAGATTATTCAATTGACTTTAGTTCGATTGAAGAAACAAACGACTAAAAATATGGGATTAGTATTATTGACAACTCCAAAAAGCGTAAAGAATAGTTCTGCGATACAAGATAACGTGGATGACAAATTGATTGCCCCTTATATTCAAAAAGCACAATTTACTCACATACACGAAATGTTGGGTACAGACTTATATGATAAACTATTGTCTGATGTTAAAAACGACCAATTGACAGCAACATATAAGCTATTATTAGATAAATATATTGTACCTTGTTTGAATGAATGGACTGTATATGAAGTGATGCCTTTTATATCATTGAAACTTACGAATAAATCTATTGTTAAGGGTAAAAGTGAATATAGTGATGCAGGTGATTTAAGCGATTTAAAGTATCTTCGTTCAACGGTGTATGACTTAGCTTCCTTTTACAATCAACGTCTTATATCGTACTTAAAACAACACACAGACATATATCCAGAGTACATAACGAATGCAACGATAGACAAATTAAAACCTAGTCACAGTAGAAATATGATAGGAGGTATATACGTTGGTGATGGTGGTCTTGAAGAATGTACATTTGGTCTGGACTTGCCCAAATAACAAAACATAAAGAAATGATATATAAGATTATAAAAAGTGCGTTACTAATAGTTATCGCAATAAGTTTAATCGTGTTCTTGGCTCCTTTTGCAGTTGCATTTGAAATAATACATTCAATTGTAAAGACAAGAGGACAAAGCCTTGTAAGATATTTTAAAAAGATTGCTTTAAGTATTGACCAGACAGGAAACGCAATATGTAAAACGTTATTCGATAATACTTTGATAAGACGTGGAGCATATAACAAGTTTGGTAATATGGACGAAACTGTTTCGAGTGCATTAGGTAAGAATAAAAGAGATAATTCACTTACTGGTTTAGGTGAATTTGTAGTATTTATTTTAGATGCCTTAGATGAAAATCATTCAGAGGATGCAATAGACGACAGCGTGTCGCAAAAAACATAAAACGAATCTAAGAACTAAAAAAAGACAACTTAGACGTAAACATAATTATATGACAACGAATCAAACAGATTATTTAAAAAGTATTGGAGCAGCAGATAATTGCGTTCAATTAAATGGTAGTGCTTATGGAACATTAGATAAATCTTTATTTGATTTTGATTCTGTAAGTTTTTCTATTGAAATGTATATTGAAACCACAGACAACGAATGGATAATTTTTGACACAAGAGGAACAGGGAGTCTTTTAACCAACAGGGGAATACAGTTATCGGTAACAAATGGAAATGATTATGGAAACACAGCTATTTGCGATGGAAATGGTAATTATATTGAGTTTTCAAATGTTGCTTACAACGAAAATGACGGGTTGCCGCATTTATTAAGATTAGATTTTGATAATTCAACAGGAACAGGACGGCTTTTTATTGATGATGTTTTAAAAGGTACAGAAACAGATGTTAATTTAATAAACAAAAACTTTAATCCAACAGCAGGAAATGAAATGAAAGTGGGTAGTAGTTCAAACAATACATCTCATCCATTTGATGGTAAATTGTATGGTTTAAAACTTCAGATAGATGGAAGCATTACTGAATTTCCTATTGCTGAGGGAGCAAGTACAACATCTTACGCAAAAGATGACCAAACCAAACAGATTACTTGGAATGGAGGTTATGAATGGAAAGAACAAAACGAATATTTCCCAAACTTTATAGATGGTTATACTTTAGGTGTAAATTATATTGCACATTCAGAGAATTTAGATGATAGCTTTTGGACAAAAACAAACTGTACAATAACTGCAAATGATACAGTTGCTCCAGATGGAACAACAACAGCCGATTTATTCTTACCTACAGGGAATAATGGAAACGTACCAGTTAATATTAACGTACCAACACAAGAAACTGTATATACATTAAGTATGTATGTTAAGAATAAGGATTGGACAGGAACAACACAGAGGTTCTTAGTTACAAATTCACCATCAACTGTAACATATTTCAGTACTGGTTTTTCTCTTACAAATGAATGGGTTAGAATACAAGCAACTTTTACAAAACCAGCCGGAGAAACTATTTTAAGAGTTAGAGCCAGTTCAATTACAACAAGAGATGGAACAGGTGGTTTTTGGGTATGGGGCGTACAGTTACAGGAAGAAATTGCTTCAGATTACCAAAAAACATATGTTTCACCAACAGCAG